AGAGTAAGAACTCTGAAGATAGACTTAACAACCTGTGCTCTAGTCATGTCACGAGTATCTTTACCTGCTTCAGTATCTTCTACTTCCTTGGTTGTAGATAACATACCAAGAGAATCTAAAACAAACATTAAGGGTTGTCTCTTATCTGGGACTTGAATTAAATATTTGTCTAATATTTTGATTGCCTGTGTTCTAAACTCTTGTACTGTAGTTACAGGAACAATCAACATTCTATTAGTATCAATACCACGAGAATCAATTAAGTCTTTAGAGATAGCACTCTCTGACTCAAAGTAAATAACGCCAGCATCAGGATTAGATTCGAGAAAATGCTGTACAACACCAAGACAGAAGAAAGTTTTGCCAGTGCTCGACTCACCTGCAAGAGCTGTGATCTTGTTCCCTGCAATACCTCCGTAGATGCTTCCTGAGACAAGGGAGTTAAATATGTAGCTGCCCGTATCGATATAATTATTAGTGTCACCAGCAGCAATACCATCACTAACCAAGCTAGCGTATTCATTGTCTATCTCCTTTGCAACATCTTGTAAAAAATTCATGGTGTTTTTTTAATCAATTTAGTAATGTAATTAGAACGCTTCATGGCTCTTTCAAACCATTCTGCTTCATCTTTATCAAAAAATTCTTTCTCTTCTGGCATTCTACCAGCACTAAAAGCTTTCTGATATTCAACAATGTATGTGGTCATCCGAATAGGAACTCCAAACTAGCTATTTTTTCTGGCTTCCATCCTATCGTGTCCATGATAACTTTAATTGGTTCAAGAAAACTCTTGTTGAATTGTAAGTCATAGTCCACCTGTTTGTCAAGTCCAAACTCTTTTGGAAGAGTTTGTAAAAATGAAATTACATTCTCTCCAAATTTATTAGGTGTCTTCAAATAAACAAATTTAATCTTTTCACCATCCTGTATTAAAGGATACTTATGTGTTAGATTATTTTTCTTATTGTAATGGTTATACAGTAGAGCACCACGCACATGTATTGGTGTACCTTTGCTGTATATACTGGATGGGTTTGCCCACTTATTTATCCCATTGCAACCTCTAGGAAATGATATATCTTCAACGGGTAATGAATCAAATTCTTCTCTGAAATCTTTAATAAATTTCTGTGCTGCTTCTTCATCTTCATTCATAATAACATTAAGACACTCCTTAATCTTATCTCTACATGCACCTGGAGTAGAAGACTTAACTGCTTCAATACCCATGATCTTTAACTTGGGTTCAGTAAATCTAACACCCTCTATGTCCCACGCATTTAAAATATATCGTTTCTTAGCAGTCCATATACCTTTGTTGGCAATGGTCTCCCTCTTCATAAACATTTTCTGTTCGTAAGCGTTGACATAGTTGGCCAACGCTTCATAAGAACTCGAAATATATTTTTCCAATTCCAACTCACACACCTTATCGAGGAAAGAAACAATCTTTTCATGAGATGCCTCTCTGCCTTTGTATACAGTTTCAACCAAAGGACCGAGATGCAAATAAATGCTATCAGTATCACTAGCAATGACATAATCAACCTCCTCAGTTTTCAAAATTTTATTTAAGTATTCATTCATCCTTTGTTCAATCCAACGGATGCTAACTTGCCCACTAAGAGTGATCGCCTCAGCATTCGCCAAGTTGTAATATCTAAAGTACTGATTTCCAATGGCACCATAAGCCGAATTGAGCTGTATTTTTCTAGCCATTTGGATGTTATTGAATTTACTAATATCTCTTTGTAGTTTGGCACTTGGCTGAACTTCATAGTCCCGCTTCGCTTGGAGCATTTTCTTTTTATAAATCGTTCTTTCATTGTAGATCTTGTCCATCATTTGTGGTAGGAAACCTTGTATGTCCTTACGGTATTGAGCACCATTAGCACATACACAATTAGGTCCGTTAACATCTATCTCTTGATTTAGAATCCGTTCAACGCTCGCACTGGCATGTCGAGTCTCCCTGAGTGTCTCTGGGGAGATATTGTATTGCATAATAAGATGAGGGTACAAGCTATTGAGGTCAAAAGACACAACCCAATCATAGCATCCTGGTTTCGGTTCCTTAACATAAGCTCCTGCGTATTTTTCATCTTTTTTAGCACCCTTTCTAGGGGGTACAACGATATTTCTATCAGTAAGATAATTATATATCATCGTGTCCCACATACGGACTTGAGAATATACGTCCTCGAAGTTAACCTTAGCATCATAACTCATAGTTATGGCAAGTTCAAGTAACTTCATCTTATCTTCCAGTCTGTCAATCAACTCAACGTCTTGGATGTTGTATTCAATAAACTTCTGCCAATCTGACGTATAGAAATCTTTAAAGTTCTCATACTCGCTATGATCTACCTTACGCTGTCCTAATTCGACAAAAGCAATGTGATCCAGTCTGTAGGATTCTTGGTTACTATAAGTAAACTTACGATAAAGATCGAGATAGTCAAGAATGTTAATCCCACTAACGTCATAAGCATAATTTTTACGTCCTTGGACATATACTTCTCTCTCGTTTGCTCTGTTCCAAGGTGATAGTGACTTCATCCACTTCTCACCTAATACTCTATTTACCCTACGTGCAATGTAAGGTACGTCATATAGATTGACGTTCCAACCTGTAAGAATATCTGGTGTATTCTGTGCCCACCAACCAATATAACTCCTAAGCATATCCCTTTCAGTATCACAAATAAATGCTTTAACACCTTCAGGAACATTAAACTCTCTAGTAGCCCAAACAAAATATTCTTTCGTCACCATATCCTTAATGGTAATAGAAAGCATCTCTTCTGCTGCTGCCTCTACATCAGGGAATCCATTCTCACATTGAACCTCAATATCCAATGCAAAGATCTTCATCTGATTGATATTATAATCAACCTCATCAGGAAACTCTTGAGCAATAAACTGATATACAAATCTCTCATATCCATAGACTTTAAAACCCTCTACACCATCATACTGTTGTATAAATTCTCGTGCTTCTTTGGGAGTATTAAACTTAATAGGTTTAACATTCTCACCAGTAAGAGTTTTAAACTTCTCCTTTTTATTTGAAGTAACATACAAGGTAGGAGAAAAATGGGTACGAGACTGAACTGGTTGTCCATCTTCGTACCCACGATATAATATAGTATTACCAGCTAATTGGATGTTGGTATAAAAATGACTCACTTCTTATTGTAGAGTTCTACAAGATTAGGATTTGGATCTAGTATACTCATAATACATTCAGATGTCAAGAACATGTCACGTTGAGATGTAAATGCTGGAAAAGGAACAATCTCTTCATCAGAAATTATTTGATAACATCCTTCTATAAGAATACTAGGTTCTTCATCCAGTTCAGTCACCTTCCCTAACAGATATTCCGATCTCTCCTTGAGCAGTATTATTTTCAACTGCTGTTGCATCATCTCCTCTTCCACTTTTTGCCTCCGTTAATTGGTTGTACTTATCTAACACATCATCATGTGTTTCATATGCAGCTATGACTTCATCATATCTAACAATGACGAATCTTTCTTTTGCTAAAGGTGCCCAAGGAATCATAGTAATTTGTGGATTACTAATCTTATGGATGTTACCTTCATCATCAGTAGCAGTCATTTCTTCAGAGAGATAAACAAAATAAGGATCGGTTAATTGATAACCTAATACTTTCTTGTCACCCTCTTGTGTAATTTCTCTGATATCACAAATGATATCTTCACCTCCTCTTATTCTTACGACTCTTACGCTCATAGGATCTCCTTTCGATTTCGGTAATAGATTGCTTAATAATATCCTTAAGGATTTTACCAGCATCAATGTTCTTTTGTTCTGCAATGGGTCGAACATGCCCCATAAGTTCCTCAGTATAACTCGAAGGTACCTCAACTGTCAATAGATCAGATTCACCATCGTAGTTATTTGGTTTACAATTCAAATAGACATTCATTAATCTCTCCAAATAAAAAGAGACCCTTGGGGTCTCTTCTGTTGTTATATTATATATGCTACTTAGATATCCTTTCTACAGCAGCACGAGACTTCTCAAGAATGTCACCTCTTAGTGGTACGAAACCTACTACAGATGACTTCTCCTGATACTCATCACTTAATGCCCTTCTAAAGGTTTCCTTGATTGCTTCAGTCTTGTTACCATTACCAGTTTCAAAAGCAAGTATCCATGTAAGCGTAGCAATAGGGTATGCCCCTTCTGCTGTAGGGTTAGGGTCTGTCCCTGCGAGGTTTTCATCAAGTGATATCCCATTGAGTGCCACAGCACCCGACTCAACTGATGGTTTAATAAACTCACCATTCTTATTCTGCAATGCAGCAGCAACAACTTCACCTTTAACATAAGATTGATTTACATAACCGATAGCACCTGGTGTATTTCTAATAACACCAGCAACACCAGCATTACCTTTGTTTCCCACACCTACAGGCCAAGGAACTGATTTACCT